TTAAATTTCATTGCAGCTAGCATCCATGCATCTGTTAGTTTCTTAGGACCCTCTAAAAGAACCTTACGGACCTTAGGGTCAGTTTCACTTTGAAGTGCGATTTCTTTCCAGTTCATGCCACCATAGAAATAAATTCATTCAAGACCCTCTTGTTCATTTTCTTACTAGATAACGACTTCCTGAAAGCATTTTTAATTTGAGATTTTGATGCATCTTCTTTTACTTCAAACAATGTTTCATTAGAAAGTATTGATCCACCAAGAACAAAGTAAGAATCATATCCACAATTTTTTAATGAGAATGATTTAGTCTTCCTCCAAGATACTCTTGCATCTGCTGCTTCATCATAACTATTAGTATACTGATTAATCATGTTAGAGGACCCAGTTCCAGATGCGATAATACGAAATCCAAGAATGTTAATATCAGGATAGGTTTCTTTAAGATCATCCAACATACATTTTGTGAATGTATTGTAAATATATGATAGACGCCTAACAGTTCCGGTCTTCAAATTACGGAGAAAGGTGTTATCGCTAATCCTACGATGACGAATAGATTCTTCATGCTCCCAGTTACGGCGCAATACTACTGTACGGGAAGGGATTGGAGCTTCTCCATCAGTAAGAATAACACAATTTAATTTTTCAACACCGTATCTTTTCTTGAAGTCAGGGATAATCTCATGAAGGGTGATAATAGCTTCGTTTAATGGTGTGCCAGAGAGGTACATACGAGGAGGAGTAACACCAGAGTGATCGGTAAACGAAGATGCAATCTTCCAAATGTTTCTCATCTGAATATCTGCAGTAGAGTTATTTACCTTACTAGTCAAAATGTTGAGCATTGAGAACTCATCATTTATCCAAATAGTTCCTTCTTTCTTTTCAAGAGAAGAAAATCTACCAGCCTTATAGTTCCACTCTTGAGTAAAAGCATATACATCGTATGGAATACCAACTTTGCGGCAGAACCAAATCAAGCTGTACAACTGTTTAATAGTAGAGAGAAGCACATCTGCCATAGATCCAGACCAATCTAAAACAAAGATAAGTCCATGATTTTTTCCATCAGGAATTACAGTTACTTTTTTGAAAAGATCATCATTATACTTATATGAATGCAGTTTAGTGCAATCAAGTACACCAGTACGACTAGTAGTTGCACGAGCATAAGATGATGCAGATTTTTTACACTCAAATTCCTTTACAAGATAGTTAACTTCCTTTGCAGATTCTCTCTTAAATTTATTAAAATCAATATCTTGAACTTGCATTCTGGATTCTGCATGATGTTTATACCAAGAATGAACATTTTCTTCCATTGCCTCTTGAGCCCATTCTGACCAACAGTTCTGAATATACTCATGGATTTCTTTGGCAGACACAACACTATGCTTGATATTAATTTCAGGTATTGTTACATAATTGAATTCTTCCTCAGTCATCTTGGCAAGACTTTTCAACTTCTCTTTTAGAGAGTCCGCTGTTTTAGATTCCGTTTCATCAGTAGCAGTTTCTGCACCATCAGAATCTTCATCTTCTCCCTTTTCAGCAACATTATCAGTGTCTTGCTCACTATCTTGCTCGGTGCTGTCTTCAGATTCCCCTTCCTGAGAAGTAGGAGGTGCTGGTTCTGTTGATTGCTGCTCAGACTCTTGAGTAATTCCAGATTGTTGATTGTCTTCAGGAATATTAGTAACACTTTCGTCATTCACAAGAGTATTAAGAATCTTAGCAGCCATCAAGGCATCATCAAAAGTCTCAGCGTTTGTTGTTGCATTAACAACTACCATCTCTTCTTCAGAGAATTTTATATTGATATGGGTGCCAAGTTTAAAATGTAAATTAATTCTATCTGCAAGAGAAAACTTATCTAAATCTGCATCTTCAATATCAAAGAAATCACTATCGTTTAGATCACTATATCCACGGTAAAATGTTTTGGATAGACCAGCATACTTACGCTTCATCAATTTCTCAATGCGAGCATCCTCAGTAATGTTAACAAATGTCTGAGGGACATCACACCACTCTGGTTCCAGAGACCAGTCTCTAGGGTCCGTGAACAAGGCATGTCCGACTTCGTGAGCAACTAGGAGGTCATATACATCCATCGACGATATCTGCCAATTGGGGAGGGTTAGGACCCGGCGAACAACATCAAACTGAGCCGTCTCAACAGTGCGATGCTCAACGATCAAATTTTCAGTAGCGAGTAGTTTAGCAACTTTACCTTTGATCTCTTGAAGCATGGTTCTGTCTCTCGTATGTACCTATTATAAAACCCCTGACAGTAGTCAGAGGTCTTTAGTGGACAGTTTGTAATGTGTCTACCTACCCATCATACAAGCAACACTAACTCTCCAGAAGGGAGTATCTACTTTGATAGGAAGAGCGTCATGAAGTTCGTTTGATCTGAAGACAACAAAATCTCCAGGTTCAAAGGTATAAGTACGATCCTCTATTTGCAGTTCACCTCCCCATGAAGGATCCCATTGAGGAGTAAGAAATCCAACAACGCTCCAAATATATTTACCTTTAGCATCACCGTCTGTATGGAAGACAGAAATATTTCCTTTTCTTTGTGCGTTGAATCCAATCGCACCTAGTCCACCGACTGGTAAAGTAAACCCATACTCTTCTTGTACTCTATCACGAAGGACACTCATCAAACAAATAAAGTATCCAGATAAGAAAGGACTGTGCATACCATTAGCATCCATAGCCATTGTTCTTGGATAATGCGTAAGTGGATCATCAACACCGCCATAAGCGCCACCAATTTTCCAAGTCGCTTCTCCCATCAAGTGCCCATATATTTGTTCAACATCGGGTTTAGATAAAAGGTTTTTTACAATATACATTATCCTTCCACCGATGACTTTTCTTCCATATATGAAAATCCAGCTTTCTTAGAAAACTCAATTACATTATTAAACTTATCAAGCATATCGCTCTTATGAGAAATCACAAAAGTATTTGCATCTTTAATAACAAATCTAATGATCTTGCTAAACTCATCTGTACCAACAGTATCAAGAGAACTGTCGAACACTTCATCTAAAATTAAAAGATTAGTATTAGCAGAGTTTTTAAATCTAGCAACTTCTCTCCAAGCAAAAAGAAGTGCTAGATCAATTCTCATTTTCTCCCCCTCAGAAAATGAAGAGTAAGTAAACTTGTCGTGGATAGGGCTCTGAATAGTTTCTACAAATTCTTCATCCAGATTAAAATTGATATAGAAATCCATCATCTGGAGATAACGATTAACTTGCTTATTAATAAGGGGAAGATACTTTTTGATTATCTTGGACTTTACTCCACCATCTTTAAGAAGAGAGTATGCAAAATCGTTGTACCTGACTTCCTCGCTTTTTTCAGCAAGCTTTCCGAATACTACTTGTAGAGAATCTTTGAACCCGTCTAACTTCTCATGTTCAGAATTTCTGTTTTGCAACTGACTGGTAAGAGTTTGAATTTCCGATTGTAAATCTCTGACCTGTCTCTGATATCCAGCAATTCTAACATTGTTTTGAGAAATGTCATGTGTAAGTTCAATAATCTCCGTTGAGAGTTTTTTAAAGTGACGCTCTTTATCTTCTTCTAATTGTATCGACTCCTCCAGTTTAAGAAAACCTTCTTGGAGTTCCTTTGCTTTATATTGAGCGTCACTAATTTTATTTAGTCTAAGATCTTCTTGAATAGGTTGTGTGCATGTAGGGCATACCGTATTCTCAGTAAAGAACTTATGCTCCTTCGTAATCGTTGATACCTTCTGAGAAATCTTACCCTTAAGACTACCAAGTTTACGAAGTTGTTGTGTAGAATTTGCTACATCTTTGAGAGATTCATTGAGCAATTCAATATTTTTAGAGATGTCTTCATTCCGAAGATTAAGAATACCAGAGTCAAAAGATAACTTTTCAATTTTAAGGATATCTGCATCTATTCTATTTTTATGACGGTCTTCTAAATCACCAATAAAGCATGATTGCATTTCAATTTTATCTTTGATATTACTTTTCTTCAAAGTAAGACTCTTAATCATCTCCTTAGACTGCCTAATATCCTCCTTCAAGAAGTTATTCATAGCAGAGAAGATACGAATATCTAAAAGGTCTTCAATAACTTCTCTACGATGTGCCTGAGTCAATTGCATGAAGGGCACAAAGTTACTACTACCCAAGATAACAATTTGAGTAAAAGATTTATAGTTTAATTTAAGAATTTGATCTTCTACAATCTTCTGATTAGTTCTATCATCAGCTTCTTTATTTTTCATCTCACCATCGACTAAGATATCAAACACATTTGGTTTGATACCACGACGGATTAGATATTTTTTAGGTCCAACAGAAAACTCAACCTCTACCAAGCAACCTTTATCATTAGAAGTGTTAACAAGTTGAGGTTTATTTATTTTACGATATGGTTTATTGAACAGAGCAAAACACAATGCATCAAGCATCGTAGATTTGCCAGCACCATTAGTACCTACGATTAATGTTGTGGAAACTTTATTAAGACATATCTCTGTCCATTGATCACCGGTAGATAGAAAATTTTTCCATCTAATTTTTTCAAATGTTATCATCTTGTGTAGGTGGAATTACGATGTCTTCGGAAGTGATTACTGAATACTTATAATTATACACCTCACACGCCTTTATTGCAAGGTCTTCTTCAATTTCAATTGTAGACATCTCAACCCCATGATCTTCTTCTAGCTGTAAAGCATATCTAATAGCATCGTCTTCTTCTTCAAAGATAAAGAGAACTTTATTACCACGCCGATCCTTTACAGCGTAGGCACCTTCTTCTTTTTTATCTTTTTCCGTTAACAAGAACATTACTCAACTTCACAAGCCTTTGAATATAACGAACCAAATAAAGTTTTGATTCTAGATTTATCAATATCAGTTTCAGTTTCTTCAATGTATCTATTCAATATAGACATAGTGTTTTCTTCTTCACTAATTTCTAAATCTTCTCCATGCAACCAACCTTGATTATAGTCAAAGTTTTCAATAACTTTTAACTCTTCTACACCAACAGTATAAAGTTTATCAATAAATTTTTCAAAGTCTTTTGGTTTTGTTTTTTTACGAACTATAACTTTAACAATTTTACCAGCATATTCAGAGGCATTGAACATCTGATGGGGAGTATCCTCATAATAGATGTTATAAAACATCTTATTTGGATTATCAATATTAGTTAGATCGTATGTCTCAGTATCAAAGAGATGGAAGCCTCTAGGGTCATTAACATCGTTCCAATACAGTTCATAAGGATTTCCCAAATAAAAGATTTGACCGTCGTTACTGCGTGTATGATAATGTCCACTAAACACTCTATCAAATTTTCTCAGATACTCTGCTTCGTCTCCACGATCTTGCATGAATCCACGATAAGCAGCAAACCCATTAAGTTCTAAATGACCAACGGCAAGTTTTGCATCACTATTATTAATTAACTCTATAGTATCCTTTTCATTCTCAGCATTGATCCAAGAGATAAAAGCAAACTTAGTACCGCCGATTAAATGTTCAGCATAATCAGTGATAGGGATGATATTATCATACTCTCGTAATAGTAAATCAATTGTATTGATTGAGTTATTGTTTTTGTAATACGCTGTGTGATTCCCAACAACAGTATATACAGTAATCCCCATATCACGGAGACGATCGTAGTAATTTTCTTTAGCCCATTTAAGAGACCAGAAGTCAATGCTCCTACGATTGTCGAAAGTATCCCCCATATCGATAAGAGTTGTGATACCTTCAGCAAGAAGAGTAGGAAAAAAAGTTTCATTATAAAATTTTAAAAAATAATCATGAAACAACTTACTACCCTTACGAGCACCGAAGTGCTGATCAGTAATAATGCCAATTTTCATTTTGAATGATGTGGTTTGTGTTCTCTATCCATAGGTAAGGATGAAATTACTGGAGATTTAGTTTTGTTCTTAAGGACAATAAATTTATCTGCAGCAAATGTACCAGCTATTTCAACTCTAACTTCATCACCATCTTCCCATACTGGATCACCATTTTTTTTACGCATGTCCATAGCACATGCTATTTCATCAATTAGATCTTGAGTCAATTTCATTTTAATTATCTAGATGTTCTATACTGGATGTTATCTTTAATAGTATTATAGTCGCTTGTGGATCCATTTGCACCCTCTTCAATGACCATAACTTGATCATATCCAGTTCTTTCAATAATTTTTGTTTTAATCTCTAATTGTTTTTTCTCTTTTTGAATTCTGCGAAGAAATGCATAGTAAATAATCTGAGTAAAATACGCAAATGGATTAGTAGATTTTTCTGGATTAAAGTTATGAATGTATTGTACACAATTCTCAATTCCATCGCCAATCATATCCTCTCGGAACATGTAGTTGACAAAGTTTGGTTTATAAGAAAGATGTGTTGCGATCTTAAGAAAACAATCTCCTAAGTAATTACTAATAGCTGGAGGTTTAGTTCCATTCTCTTTAGCAAGTTTTGCTGCAATACGATATTCAACCATCGCATCTAACAATTCTTTATTATTTACATAATGTTCAGATCTTTTTTTAGGCATATCTATGCTAAGTTCGTGTTTATATTATAGCACAGCTTGACAATCTATGCTTTTGTCTGTAGAATAACTTTGTCGAAGTTCAGAAGCACTGTATCTAAGCTTCTTAGCTTAAGCATGAGTTGCAATACCAGCTCTAGGGTCTGCTTCTAATTTAAATAGATCCTCTAGATTTTTACGAGCAGACTTAACATTTCCTAGATATCCCATTTTTTCTGATGGTTTAACTTTACCAGTTGATCTTGTATTGATACCCATCCGATCTTCAGCAGCGTCAATAATATAATTTGTATAGTATTCGACCATTTCATGATCGCATTCTACTTCTGTCATTGTAATAATTTGTGTCTTATCAATAAAATAAAACTGATCATTTGGAACATGCATCCAAGGTTCTATTCTTACAAAAGAACCTCTTGGTCCATGTACAGTTTCAATACAGACAGGATCTTGAACTATTAATGTATCATTTTCTGAAGAAGTTATAGCGAAGAGTTCTTCGCCAGATACTAATTTGATACTTGCGTAAAAGTCATCGTTCATTCTTTTCTCTTAGATTAATGGTTACCATGTCATAAGTAAATTTTTCTTCCTTATAAATTTTAATTCTCTCAATGAGATGGTTTAATGTGTAATTTCGTTTTGAACGAAAGGTACAATCATCAGCAATGTCGTACAGAGTCGCACTAAATTTGTTAGTACCTTTTCTCAGTACTCTACCAATTGATTGTAAATTCCTAATTCTTGATTTTGAAGGAGAAGCAAAGATAACATTATGTAAGTTTTTAATGTTAATTCCAGTAGAGAAAGTTCCGTATGAAGCAACAATAATAGAGTTGGTTTCATTCTCGATGATTGAACGGGCTAGTTCTCTATCCTCAACATCTACTCCACCATGAATAAAGAAGACTTTTCGATCTTCTCCTATGTTTTTATTTATCATATCAAAAAGAACCCTCCCATGATCTTCAACTCTTGCAAAAAGAACTAGAGTATTTCCTTTAAGATCTATACTTAAATTTTTTATAAAATTATTCCTTTTCTCATGAGAAATTAAATAATTAATTTCATCTAGATAAGAATCAAATACTCTCTCATCATGTTTTAACAAAAGAATCTTAGCATTTAGTTTTGCCAGATACCCTTTGGTCATTAGTTCCTCGGTACGAACTAACTTGTAAGATGGTCCAAACAATCCTTCTAGCACCCACTTGTGAGTTTGTGTTCCGTCTAGAGTTCCAGTAAAACCAAAACGATATTTTGCTTGATGTAACTTAGTCATGATGCTGGTAAGAGACTTTGCTTTGAACAAATGTGCCTCATCACCAATTACTACATTGAAACGCTCAAAATAACTCTTCTCTAGTTTATAGATAGATTGCCATGTAGTAATGATAACAGGTGCTTTAGCTTCTCGTTCTTTACCTGCATATATTTTGTGACAATATGAAGAAGCATCCCATCCATATTCCTCAAAGTCCTTATGCATCTGCTCTACCAGAGATGTCGTTGGAACAACTAGGAGGATATTTTGTTTGCGCTCTGTATAGTACCTCACGATTGAGTAAATCATCAAAGATTTGCCGGAGGCTGTTGGGCTTATCACTAACCTTCTATTGTGTCTTAGAGCATCGTATACTCCCTCTACTTGATAGTCACGAGGTTGACGATTGCAAATAGACAACATATAATCTTTTATTCCCTCCTTAGATATAAATTCATTTTCTTCATAAGGAGTTCCATAAAATTTATTGTTTGTAAATTCAAATTCATATCCTTGCCTTTTACAGAAAGATACTAACTTATCTAATAACCCAGCATATAGTTCTCTTGTATGCGTAGAAAATAAACGAATCTTTCCATCCCAGTACCTTCTACGGTACTGATTCATATACTTAGCACCCTCTATATCAAAAGAGAAGTGGTCAGACAACTCCTGATATACATGAGGCTCAGATTCAATTTTTAAAAAAACTTCGTTTTTCTTGGATACTATAAGTTTGGTCATGCTCACCCTGCACGGAAATTATGCCAATCGATAATATTTTTAATTAGATATCCTCTATTACTTACCTGCTTAATAATATCTTCCAGGTATGTCAACATGACATCATAGTATTTAATTTTTAAAGTTGCTGACTGCACTTTCTCATCAGCCAACATATATCTTTGTACAGCATCCTTTTCCCTAACTTTATATGGGAAGGGATCCTTTGCATAAACTTCAGGGTCTGCTTTACCTGTGTAATACAGATGCCTATCTAATTTAATTTTATTTTCTAATGTTGTTGATCTTTCCCTGAGCAACTTAATGTTGTTGTAGATGTCAAAATACTTGGCATGTAAAGATGGAATCTTTGCTGCCTCATCATGTAAATTATCTTGATCAATCTGTGTGTCTTTGACCCACATACTTTGTATAGTTTCAAGATCCATAAGTTAGTTTGCAACTTCAATCGTATAGAACAGATACTTAAATGTCACTGTTGCTGTAAAGTATGTATAATCAGTATCTGTGGCAGTAAAATCTAAAGAACTTAGTGAGACTGGGAATAAATCTCTAAATTTTATTCTTGCACTTACATTAAAATTACTGTTTAGGATCGCAAGAGTTCCATCACTAAATTGTTCTTTAACATCTTTAGATCCATCTGCAGCAGTAATAAGTTGTTGAAACTCATTAACACTTTCTGGATACCCAAGACCATAGATCCAGTTATGAATCTCTAGATAATTTTCTAAATCCTCATCTACAATAAACTGCAGAGTGAGATCTTCAAATTGAATATTATCACCAGGAAGATCAATAGCCTTCAGGTAGTTTCCAACCTTTATATTCCCTAATTGGATACCAGGAATCTTTGTACTATTAGAAAAGAAATCTACTTTGGGAGTTTTTACAATATTGAATTTAAATCCTGTAGGCGACAAATAATTCTTGTTTGTTATCTGCTTGCTAAGGAATGTCATTTTTATTTTTATTTAGACAAAAAAAGAGACCCTTTCGGGTCTCTCACTTCCTTCACACGGAAATTATATTATATCACATAAGGACTTCCTTACAAATTCTTTTGCATTCTGGAGCACTTAGTGAACTGCATTCAATTAGACACTCATAATAATCATTTAATCTTTCTTGTTCTTCTACGGCGAAATCGTCAACTGGGGTTTCTGTAATTTTCCATTCGTTAAGTTGAGCCATTGATAGTAGATTGTGCATTTAAATCACCTTGGTTATTGAATATAATATAGAGATCTCAGATCATAGTAGTAGTTAATTCTGTTTCTATTTAGTCAGCGTATGCTAACTTAATGAAGTAAATTAAATGTATACAAAAAAAAAGACCCTTGCGGGTCTCTTAATCAATTTAGACGAGTGCATTGATATCCGTATTGATTTAGATATCCATTATAGATCCTACGAGTAGTCCACTTGAGTCCTAGTTTCTTGAGATTAGGAGTAAGTGCAGGGCGACCTTTATCAGCATCTAGATCTTTCTTTGATACTTCTTTGAAAAAAGATCTTCCAACAGGAATTCTATCCCATGGATACCTGTGTGTTGAACCTCCCCTGCCGCTCAGTACCCTTACTGAATCTTCCTCTTCCTTAGACATCACGGTGAACATCGGACGGACTTTCAAACTCTTATTCAAATCTTGAAAGTCTTCTTCGTGGAATAGTGAGTAGTTTGACATGCGGTTTTCTAAACGCTTTGATTAACTGAAGATATTCTACCACCAAACAAACCCGATGTCAACACAAAAAAAGACCCCCCTTTGAGGGAGGTCTGAAAGAGATCCGATGGGATACTCTGGGAAACATATGGACCGATCGATCACATAAGGTTCTTAACAACAGTACGCTGGTAGTAGCGGTTGCTGTTGGAGGTGATACGACCAAGACCTTGTGCAGTGCCTTCAGCATAAGGGTTAGAAACAAGACCGTAACGGGTCTTGAATCCAATTTTGGGCTGGAAGGTGTTTTCTCCAACGGCGCGAACCATCTGGAGGGGAACATAAGGACAGTAGAAGAGACCAGCATCATAAGGGGAAGAACCCTTATAGCCGACAACATAGTACTGGTTAGCAGCAGAGTTAGCAGCGAAAGGATCGATGAATACTCTGTACTTACCGTTAATAGTACCAGCGAAGGTGTTGCCAGTATCGTCAACCTGAAGGTTTGCGTTCAGTGCAGGGGTGTAGTCAAGTACACCAGCCATGGTGAGTGCAGAAGCAACATCAGCAGATGTCATGATGATGTTACCCTTCCCTCTACGAGTTCTTTGGGCGATTCTGTTAGCATCTCTTTCGATGTTAAACAGAAGACCTTTGAACTTCTCAACTGACCAACGACCGTTGGAGTCAACATCGAGATCGAAGAAACCAGCATTGGCAACATTTGCCTGTGAACCAGCTTCAGCAGTCTTATAGATGGTACGAATAACTTCGCGGTTGATTTCAGCAAGAATTTCGCTAGACAGGATGTTAGCGAGTTCTGCTTCAGCGTTAAGACCGTGGATAGCACGAAGGTCTTGTGCCAATTCCATGCTGTACTCTGCTTTCAGAGCGCGGGACTTAGCGGTGACCGTGACTTTCTCGATCGAGAATGCCATCTCGTTGAAGTCGCCGTTGCTGCCGTCTCCGAGTGCCTCAGAGTCGCCAGTTGCCATACCTTGACCCAGTGAATACTGAGCTTGTACAGCGTCGGAAGCAGCGCCTTCCAGGATTGCGGGGTTAGTACCACGCTGAGTTCCAGTAGAACCGAAACCAACAGTACCGTCGTCATCACCAGCAGCGGTGTAATCACCCTGAGTTGACTGACCAATGTTTGTGCCTGCCTTGTTAGCAGAGAATGCGGAATCAGGCTCGTTGAAGAACGACTCAGTACCAGACTGATTGGTGTAGCGTGAACGCATTGCGAAGATCAGTCCAGTAGGACCGTTCATCGGCTGAACGCCAGCGAGTTCATAAGCAACCAGATTCGGCATTGAGCGGCGAATCAGGCTGATCAGAACGGGATCGAAACCGGCGGTAGGACCAGCAGCAGTAGAACCGCCACTGAAAGCACCAGAGGCACCTACAGCGTTGCCACTGTTAGTAGGGGCAGCTTCTGAAAGCATACCATTGCCGTTTTCAAAAGCAGATTGCTCTTTGAGGAAACGCTCTTGGTTCTCAAGGAGAACAGCAGTTGTAGACCGGCGATGCGCGTCCTTAATAGGATCTACGCCTTCGGCGTCGAGAAGTGGACCCCACTTCTCCATTAATGATTCTTGATTGTACATTAGATTTTTGTGTTTAAATTTGCGGAGTTGTTTACTTCATCCCAAGGGCTTTCAAATACTGGGTCATTGAAGCAGATGCCTCAACACCAGTCTCTGAGGTCACGCCCTCAGACAGTGTTTCCACTTTATTAGAAACTGACCTTTGCTCACTGGGGAAATACGATTCCTTCAGTGTAACCAGCTTCTCACGATAAGATTCTTCACCCTCAAACTCAACACCTTCAGACAGTGCGACCAGTTTTTCTCTTTGTGTAACAGCAAGTCCCTCGGTTACTTCACGGAAAATTCCATCAGCTGTAGATTCGCCAAGGCGCTTGTTAAGAAAAATGTTAGCTTCGATCTGTTCGTTAAGTCTGCCTTCCATTTCATCTAGCTTGGAGACCATACTCTCCAAAACATCATATTTGTCGTCAGCGATTGTTACATAATGATCTTCAAATAGACTCTTCATTCCAGAAAGGAATGATTCAGTCATTTCGGTCTTAAGACCGTGCTCTACTTCGATCTTGTTCTCGGAGATCCACTCTTCTGAAACATACTCAAGGTATGCATCAACGCGCTCTACAAGTTCAGACTTTACAGTCTCAAGATGCTCAGTCAAAGATGCTTCATATTGTGCAGCCATTTCTTCTTGAACTTCAGTTACTTTAGCAGTAACTACAGCCTCAAAAATAGTGCGTGCTTTTACTTGAAACTCTTCAGAAAGTTCTTCACCACCAAAAAGGGCAGAAAGATCTTCTTCAATATCAACAGCAGGAGCTGCTGCTTCAGTGGACTCATCTTCAGCTACAACCTCTTGCTCACCTTCTACTTCGGCGGTATCGCCAGCAGAAAGACTTTGCATAGGCTCAGCAGCTTTAGCGCCACGAGTTACGACATCTTTAACAGTTTTAACTTTGGGTTCTGCGAGTTTCGCTGAATCATCGTCAGCCTTGTAGTTCTCGGGGGTAGGCCCACCAAGATCTTCTACAGCAGCTAAACCAGTTCCAGGATCAGACAACTTAGGCATAGCCTCAGCGCCTTTCGCACCCCTTGTTACGGGATTTTCCATTTCTTGTAATTCCTTAGCGGACATTGGTGAACTCTCCGATTAGATCGATTTTTAGATATAATCTATATTTATTTATAAATCAAAGACTTGACAGGAACTTGTTGAACAATGCCAACTTGTTCTCCTGCAATGCTCTTTCATCTACTAGGGTATTAATTTGCTTGTATGTCTTCTCCACGAGTTTTTCGCGGACAATACTACCATCCATTACCCAATCTTTTCCTTCCATAATTCCTGATACAAATGCATCAGGTGCGGAGGGGTCTGCTACAATATCAGCAGCAGTTGCAAGCATAAAATCGTTAGAAACGATCTTAATACCATTCTCATTTACTGCTAAAGTTCCAAGACCACGGGAAGAAACTCCCAACTTGACACCTTCATCGATAAGATTTTGTGCAATCTTACCCATAGGGGTGTTGAGAATTTTAGCCTTACCTACAAAATTAGTTCCCTCTTCTCTGAGAGATGTAATTTTATGAGATACGCGATCCAGGTTGAGTGTAGGTCCTTCAGGATGTCCAAGTTCTCCAAGAGCTCTGCCTTTACCGACAAAACTTTCGTTGTAACGACTGACTTCTCTGCGGAGAGTTTCCATAGGATACATCCGACCATTACGGTTCTGGATATCACCCTGTAGGAAAACTCCCTCAATATACATTGATTTCACGCCCTTGCGCTCTTCAACGATAACTTCAACCTGTTCGATTTCTTCCGTGATGAGTTTCATTTTTTTTATGCGGTAAATCCTACTTTTGCACCAAGTACTGCTGCATCTGCAGCAAATACACAATGTGAATATTGTTTCTCAATAATTTCTACAGAATTACCTGGAAGAGTCATTGAACCTACAACAGATCCACTTTGAGTTTCTACTACAGTAACTAAATGTGCTTGATTGGAATCATTTACAAGTCTGACTGCAGATGCCTGAGAGAAACTAGTAGCAGTACCACTTGTTGTGGGCAGAGCTGCCTCTGCACCTTTTAGTAATGTTCTTGCCATTATTCTGAATCCTCAGTTTCTTGAGTGGGTTCTCCAAACAAAGATGCAGCAGAAGCTGGACGCATTACATCCACTCTAGTTGCAGCTTTCTGATAAAGGAGATCCTTGATCTGATCGCTGATATCCACAGCCGACGAATCCGTCGCAATCATATTAACTAGTTCTTCCATTGATATAAATCAGAGATATAAAGTTATTTATTAGATCTCCCCTTCTGATGCTTTTGGCAATTGAGGTTGCGGAGATTGACCTGGCAATGCATTAGGATCTTCTTGTCCCTGCATCATTGGGTCTCCTGCTTCCATCTCAAGCATTTGTTGATTAGGATCAGGGAGAACTCCAGATGCAATTTCATCTTCAATTTGTTGATCAATTTCAACAATTTCTTGATCTCTTTGACGAAGAACTTGACGGCGAATATACTCAGTAGAGTAGTAACGACCAGCATAAGGTTCAATCATTGCAAGAAGTCCAAGACGACCTTCAAGTAATTCCTTATCCTTAAGTTCTGCAAAGTGATTATCATATAAAAAGTCAAACTGAATATGCTCAGACATTACTTCCCAATCTGAGGGAGTAATAACATTCTTAAGAAGTAACTGCGTCTTCAGCATATCCAGGAACATGGCACTAAAACGCTTCCGCAGACGACCAACAAACTTACTAAATTTAAGTTCGTCTCTCAGGATCTCACTAGAACGACCAAGATTAAAACCATCACCAGAACCAGCAATTCTAGATTCAGGTACACCTAAAGATCTGTAAAGTTTAGATTGGAAGTATTCAATATCAGCAAGTTCTCCTAGATTCTGACCACCAGGAAGTGTAGTAATTTCTGTACCACGACCACCCTCTCTTCTAGGAAGCCAGAAATCTTCTAGCATGCTCATCATTTTTTTGTCGTCACGAATCTCACCGCTGTTAGAATCATACACCAACTTATTACGATACCGCATCATAACTTCACGAAGATATTGCTCCGCCTTTACCTTAGGAAGATTACCAACATCAATGTAAAAAATACGACGCTCTGGTGCGCGTGACAACCTATAGATGACAAGAGAATCTTCAATCATACGGAGTTGATTGAGAGATTTAATTGCTTTATGAAGATATGAAAGTCCTGATCCTTTGTTTCTATCTACAAGACCGGAAGTGCAATATGTAATTGCATCTTTTGTAATTTTAACTCCCTTCATTGCAAGACTACCACCAGGAGCTGCAATATTTGTTGGGTACTGAGGTTTAGGAGTATACATGAAATACTCTTCAATCTCAGGGAAAGCTACTCTTTGCTCTTCTCTTTCACCTCTACTTGTAAAAATATCATTTCTATCGTTGGGTCCTTTCTTTTCTTTACGCACATAGCGCATTTTGAGAGGATCAATATACCTAAGTTCTTGAATACCTTCTTCAGGTTTTTGAAGATCAATTACTTTATTGTAATATAGTCTACCATCAACATACCAATTTCTAAAAATTTCATGGGACTTAACATCAAAATCTAGCAAGTCTTTGATATGTTTAAATTCTTTACGGATGATATTTTTAATACCATCACTAGCATGGAGATTCTCTAGATCAATCTCTACAGGAGAATCATTTTGATCAGAAACAATAGCTTCATTGACAACATCTTCAATAGCATTATCCACCTCTGGGTGGAGTGACATTTCTCTATATCTTCTAATTAGTTCGTGTTCTGATTTGTAGATACCTTCAATATCTACAACTTGACTAGAAAAACCCCCTTGGATATAATAATCAGCCCCACCCTCACCTGTGGTGGGAATGGGACTGACTATACCCTTGGGGGTTTTTTCGTTGTCATCAATAGAAAATCCGAAGAGTTTCGCCATTTTAAATATTTCGTCTTTGATATCAAAGACTATTTATCAAGCGACATCTCCACCGTTTCCAGCAGCTTCCCACCATTGTACTTGGAGAGTAACTGTAAATTCCTCAGTTTGATCTGAAGAATCGTATGACAGATCTAGTTGAGAAATGTTTGTTGGGAATACACTGTAGAACTTATATGTTCTGAGAACAGGTAAATTCTGATCAGATTCCTGAGAGTTAGGTGCTACTGAAGATCTACCAAGTTGGTTGACATATGCGTCTCTTGTATAATCTTCTGGATTAGTAGTACCAGAATTATCAGATACTTTTGACATGGAGTTCATCCATCTCTCAAAAGAAGAGCGGAGAGCAAAGTCAGTATCATTGATAACGGTGATTGTCCACTCATCAAATGTTCTGTCACCAGCAATTTTTAAAGTGCGACCTCTGAAAGGAACACTAATCGGTGCAATGTTTGATGCGGGAAGAGCAGCAGCTTTTACTAGAAATCTTGCCTTAGCGTCAAGATCATTTACTGAAGAGTCTACTACCCCATCAGGGAAAGCCAAGACCACTTCAAAAAGATTAGGTCTTGCAATACCGCCAGACAGTCTTGACTTAAATTTGTCAATTGTCCTGTCTGCGGTCTTTGGGGGATTTTGTTGGTTGATAGCCATTGGAATGTTTCTCCGTTGAGTTTATGGTAAGGCGATCAAACTCGACCAATAACTTCTTCAAAACTGACGCCCGTGCGTGTAGCAACGAATGTCAGACCGATGAAGTTAATCGACCTAGCAGGTTTGATGAAGATGTCAGCAACGAATTCGTTGTTATCAATCACCGCAGCGGTGTTGTTTGTCTCATCGCAAATTACGACAAAATCGGTAACTCCTCTCTTAGATTGTACATCTCTGAGGAAAGGTTCGACAATGTTCAAGAAGTTGATTCTTGTAATTTCATCGTTGAATTCAAAAAGTTGATCTCTTGCAGCAGCTGAAATCGCTTTTTCTAGGAAGATGAACAAACGGCGAACATTAATTCTATCGAAAGCGGAAGACTTGCCTAGAGCAGTCTTGTCACCGAATAAAACAATACCAGCTCCAGGTGAGAAGATTACTGGGTTAACTCTTGCGGAGTATAACTTGTCTCTTTCTACCTGTGAAGGATTATACGCAAGTTTTACAGCGTTGAGGATTGCGCCTCTTGTAGTACCACCTGGAGAGAACCAGGGGAAATTGTTGATGTCATTTCTAGCGCATAAGCCAGCGATGTCACCATTGAGTGGAACATAACGGAACGCTTTACTGAAGCGATCGTACATGTACTTGTAACCGCTATCAAGGATAGCGTAAGAAGATGAAGTGACTGAAGAGTAGAATGCAGTTACTGCAGAAGTAACAGTATCTGATTTGAGTGTTAAGTCTTCACCATCTCCAGATGTTGCTAAGAAGGCACCTCTGTATGGAGATATGCATGCAACACAATCTTTTCTTAATTCTGCAACTGCAATCAATTTGTTTGCAAGTGCTTGAGAAGCTTCTTTACCGTGAGCAGCAGATCCCATAATCAGGAAATCTAACTCAAAGGCATCTTTATTAGAAAGAAGATCGTAACCAGCAGAAAGATCTCCTACGCTTACTTTAAGCGCATTTTCACTTGAAATTCCAGTTGCGCCGCTGTAGTTAATTCCCTTTTCAAATGTTGCTTGATAGTTTCCGATAGAAGCAAAAGAAACATTCTCAGTGTCTTGATCCCATGCAACATCAGTCTTAGGATCAAAGTCTGCATCCAGGTCTGTTGTTACAACACCATCAGGAGCTCCACCACCAAATGCATACTGACTAGCAGTTTCAAGAAGTTTTCTCCAGTAAGAAGAAGAACCAGCAGAGTATGCGGAATCTTTTGCTTTAGATGCTGAGATATACTTCTCAAGAAGTGTGCCAGCATTGCCAGTAATTTTACCAGCGTCGTCAATTAAAGCAACATGAACTTCATCGTTTTTGGCGCTTCTGGCCGCGGCGAATGAAGAAGTACCGGGTCTATCTGCAAGGGAGTTCCAGGCAATAGTGCTTCCATTAGATAATGTAATACTCTGGTTATCGAACCAATCAGTGGCACCAGTGTAATCGATGTTACCATCATATGCAGCAGCTGCAACCCAGCGAGCATCTCCACTAGTAATACCTGCACCAGTCAGAGCCGTGAAGAAATCACTAGATGCAAAACTAGAACCGTAAGAAACTGTTCCTGATACCCAACCAAGTTTAGAAGAACCTACAGTGGACTGAACATGTAGTGAGAATGAACCACTATTCTGGAATTCATAAACTCCACCAGGAGAATACTCAACAGAAGTTTCTGTCCCAGCAGAACTGACATGCGATACAAGCTTAACTGAAACTTGATCAGAACCAACTTCTGTGATTACACCCTTAAGGTATCCATCAAGCAGTGAAGTAGCGCCAACACCAGCAACAACTGTTCCAGAAGGTACTGCCTGAGTGATACCCAGACCTACAGTCAGATCAATATCTGAAATACCATTTTCGTATCCGGCAACAGCAGCAAGACCACCATTAGCAGTAGACGAAAATCCAAGAATAGCAGAGGTATTAACACCTGTAATAATCTGATCTGCAAGACCGTCTAGGAGGGCAACCTTGATTCCATTTGCCCAGGAACCAGGGTTTCTAGCAGCAAGAACGACACCACTAATGTTGTCCTCAGAATATCCTTTGTTAATATAATCGTCTACACTCTTAATAGTGACACTGTTAGCAGCGCCAACAAAAGAGTTCTTGAGTCCTGTGTCGTTAGATCTAACGACTCTCAGTACGCCACCATATGCGAGATACGATGAAGCTGTCAACCAATACTCGTAGTGGTTGCTGTCCTTATATGGCGAACCGAATGTCTCAAGGAGATCCGCTTCGGTTTCAATAAGTGTGGGTTTCTCGACTGGTCCTTTCGCAAAGGGAGCTACGAGACCTGCGGCCTTGGTAGATGTAGGATCTACTCTACCTTGGGTCAGGTCAACTTCCCTTACGACAATTCCAGGAGATGCTAGGTTAAGCGGCATCTTTAACTCCCAATAGAATCCAATATTTGTCTATAGATATTTAGAGTTTGGACCTTTTTGAGTGGGGAAACTGCTTATGAACACTACCAATCTGGATATGACCACATGGTTTTTTTATCCTTTTTCTTTCGACTCATAACAACTCTTTTCCCAGTGCAGATCTTACATTCATAGGAATATGCTGATGGTGAATCGCCTCTATCCTTATGAGTACGATAAAAATCATTCATCAAATCTTTTGTCTTACCACAGGATCTACATTTTCTTTCTATAAGATATAAGTGACTTAACCCAAATTCGTCATCTAACTCCATTAATTGTAATCCCACATATATGACATATCTCCATATGTGGATGACATTTCTTTATCTACAGTCCATCTATCACCACCTTCCACAAATGTTTCATCGTCTAATCCGTCGCTAATAAATCCAAAAGGTGCCATGTCTTGTTCGATTTGATCTTTCTGATCTTCATAGATTCTTTTACGAACATCATTGTCCGTCATCTCTCTAAAATAATCTTGAGCAACTAACCATGCAAAGATAACTAGACACATAGCTAAATCATCATGGCATCCATCCTCTGCCTCCCATGATTGTTTCTTCTGAATAAATGTTGTCAGTTCAGCAATAATATCATAATCACTGGTTACTAGTTTATCTTCCTCTACCAATGCCTTTAGATTTGAGCAACCAGTCTTCTTTACAGCAGCGGTCATTCGGACACCCATCTGGGTTTTCTTACCACTAAAACCTGTACCTACTTGCTGACCTGCTCTACCTCTCATAGAGCACATCAGCATATTCTCATATTCTAGATCGTATTGTAAAATTGACGCAACCTGCTCTCCAATATCGTTAACCTCAACCAATACATAGGCATTGTTATACGCCTTTGCCATATCCAAAATAATATTTGGGAATAGCATAGGTTTGATTTCATTGTTCTTATATCTCGCTACAGTTTTATATGGGAACTCTGAAATATCAAAAATTACAAATGCAGAATAGTCATGATCAATGCCACGCGCAGTGTCAACAGTTACGATATAGTCACGGTCTTTCTTTGGTTCTTCATATACCACGAGGCCCTTTCCATTGTTCTGTATTGGGTCATCAAAAACAAGATTTCTTAACTTAGCAACACTAATGAGAGTATCAACAGATCCAAGGAATTCGCATTCAAACTCAACTTTAAATTGCTGCTCTGAAGTATTAGCAATAGTCTGTGCTTTCCATGCAGAATCTCTACCAGGTACTTCTGACCAGTGAACTTCTGTTGCAGTATATTCGTTTTTACCTCGTTGTGCGTTATGCCAATATCTATAGAAATGGTTCATGCCGTGAGGCGTTGAAACCATAATTACCTTTGTGCTTTTACCAGAAGTAATAGTAGGATAAACAGAGGCAAAGAACGACTCTGCAATATGGTTTGGAACGAACGCAAACTCATCGAGGAAGATGATGTTAAACGACATACCTCGGACAGCACTTGCAGATGTAGATGCTGCCAATATCTTACTGCCATTCTCTAGCTCCATACTACCTTTGTTCCAGGATAGAATACCCTGTTGCATCCACTTTGGCAAGTTCTCGTATGCAGTTTGTAACCTACTAAGAAGTTCTCTTGCTGTTGCTGCTTTGTTTGCTAGAATGCCAACATTGACACTATCGTTAAAAACAATGTAATGTAGAAGATAAGATACGCAAGTTGTAGACTTACCAGTCTGTCTTGGCATCTTACAGATATTAAATCTATTCTCGTGAAAATTTTGAATTAGTTTCTCTTGAAAGGGCCACATTTTAAATGGCACCAAACCTTCATCAAGAGAAACAATTTTTACATAGTTCTTAGTAAAATATATTGGATCGTCTTTGCATCTCAACCACTCAAGAACTTGCTTCTGAGTAAATTGAATAGGAGTATTAGCTTTCTTTAGATTAGGATTACCAAGATAGATATCTTCAGCCATTATTCCTTAGATGCTATATTTAATATGTATGCAATATATCCTAGTGCTAATGCTGCAGCAAGAAATGTCAGAATAATTACCGACCATACGGGATCACTTGGGTGGTCTAGTGGACGCAGTAGTAAATTCATTTTTTTTCTTCCAAAGTTCTAAAAAGTAACGATCAACTTTATACAAATCACCTTGAGGTGGTTGATCTTCAATTTGAGACCATTCATTACATAATGATCTCATTTCCAAAGTAATGTGATCTGGACGAAACATTCTACCAAAGGAAGACATGGCAAACGCATACCGCATTCTAATGCGCTGTTCCATTTCCTGAGTAGGCGTCGGTTTCATAATAGTTATTTTCACCTTTTCTGTACCCGAAATATGCGGTGGCACATATGAATGGTAGTGATCCGAAAAGTAGGACATGTGCTAAAGTCATTAAATTTTTTCCTCGTAGATTTTAATTAACTTTATTGTCTGTTTTCTATCGCTACCACAAGGAGCATTCTTAAGACACATAAGAATTAATTCATCATCACTAATAGTGGGTTTAATAG